GAGCGAAAGATTTTTTGCGCCGTCGATCGCCAAGGGCGGCGAGGCCGAGCTGATCGCGCCGCCGCCGCCACCGCCGCCGGTTCCGGCACCGCCGCCGACCAGGCCCCAGACGTTCTTGGCGATCGAACCATCCTCAAGCATCACGCGCAGGAACGTGCCGGCTTCCTTGATCTTGCCGAGATAGACGTTCTGATCGGGATTGACCTCATGGCCGGTTTGTTTGTCCCCAAGCACGGTCTGATGTTGCTTGTGGACGCTTTGCATCATCGTGCCGTTGATCTCGACGTATTGCGATGAGTCTTTCTTGTTCTGTGCCTGTTGCCCTTTCTGCTGCTGGCCGCCCGCGCCCTGGCTTGTGCCGGCGCCGGACGTGCCGCCGTTGCCGTGGGTCGCGGCTCCCGAGCCGCCGCCGCTGCCGCTTTGCTGCTGATCCGGCGCGACCAGCGCCATGCGCAGCTTCTTGTTGTTTGGTCCGGTCCAGTAGCCGCCGTCCTGCGCGAGATGGAATTGCAGCTGATCCTGATTGGTGCGGAACATCGCCACGTCGCCCTTCTCAAGGCCCTTGAGGCGATGGCGGCGATCGTCCATGACGCTGCACACCGGGAACGAGCGGTTGCCGCCGCAAAACGTAACGAAGCCCTCCGCGCCGCCGCTGACTTGTCCGTTGCCGTCCTTGTCGGCGTCCATCACGACCGACGTAAAGCCGTAGTTCTGCGGCGACTCGACGCCCTTGCGCGACTCGCCCTTCATGAAGTTGCCGGCCATCTCCTGCATCAGCTTGGAGTCATCGACCTGGTGGATGACCGAGCGCGCGCCGCCGGCAACGTAGGATCGAAACGAAGTCATGACGGGAGTGGCGCGGTGCATGGTCCTCTCACTGTCCAGGTAAGACGTTCGGGAATGGCTCCAAAGGCGGCGATGGCGGCGCCGGTGTGCTTGGCCCTTCCGGTGAGCCCGGCGCCGCCGGGACGCCCGGCGTGCCCACGTTCCACTCGCCGATGTCGTTCATCAGCCAGGGCGCGACGCAGTCGAGAGTCGTTAGCGTGCCGCTGGCGTTATCTTGCGTAAACGTCGCGGCCTGGATCGTCATCATCATGTTGAGCATCGCCATCGGCGAGACGACGGTGACGTTCAGTCCAGGCCCCCACGGCGTGTGCGTTCCGGGGATCATCCATCCCTGAACCGTGATGACCGCCTCGATGATCGTGCCCTGGTGCCACTTCGCTTCGTTCGCCGCCCGCGCATCCAGCTCGGCCTTGCTCCACACCGGCTGCTCGCTGGGCGTCAGCAGCGGGCTGTAACGTCGCGCCGTTCCGACGACAGGATCGGATTGCTGCTCGCTGGCGTCGGTGCCGTGCTGATCGTCGCTCGCGCCGGTCTGGCCGTTCACGATGTATTCCGACCAGATATTCTGCTCGCTGATGGTCGCTTGACAGCGCAAGATGTTCCATCCCTCGCGCAGGACGGCGACGACCGGATTCTCGTGCGGGCCGATGAGCAAGATGTTGCCGTTCTCGTCGTGGCCGATCAGCGCGCCGCGCGGGCGCGCCAGCCGCTCGACGAAATGACCGATCGCCTCGCCGGGCTGGACCTGCAATTGCTTGAACGGCGTCGAGTCGAGACTCCCAACCGGCTTGTATTGCACGCCGGTCGGCCCCGCGACTTCGGTCGCGACCTCCAACAAGCTCTTGCCGTCGAAGCTGCCGGTCGGATGGATCACGCTGGCCCGCGCGGCATACCATTGCAGGCCGATGCCTTGCAGCATCACGCCTTTGTTGTTGGCGTCGTAGGATGTCTGGCGCACCGTGATGACGCCGGAAACGGCGAGCGTTTTCCCGAGATAAATCCCGACTACGTCGCCCGGCTTCAATTGCAGGTCTTGCCAGTTTGCCGGCGGCGGCTGTCCCGGAACCTCGACGATGTCGGCCGTCGTGAACTGAAAGGTCGGATAGTTCTCGCCCCATCGCAGTTCGATCCGCACCGATTCCCAATCCGAGAAATTATGGCCGTCAGGGCCGCCGACGCGGATCGTGGCGACTTCATCGGGATTCGGCATCAGGCCGACAGGCCTCGCCCGGTCGGCGGCATGAAGGCCGGGTGCACGACCTTGTTCTCATCGCGCAGCTCGTCGGCGCGGCCAGCGTCGGCATAGAGGCGCATGGCGGTGACCAGGGTCGGCGTGACGGCCGCGAATTGGAAGCTGACCATCCGCGGCAGCGGGCGCGCCGTCTCGACCAGGAACGCAATGATCGCGGCCTGCAGCCCGACGAGGGCTTGATAGGTCATCTGGTCCATGGCGTCGGCGGCGTCCTCTTCCCACACGGCAAACACTCGGTTGATGTCGGCCTGCAAGGCGCTGACATCCGCGCGGCTGGTAAACGTCATCGTGCTGATCACTCTGCCTTCGCTCGCCAGGCACAGGTTGACGATCGCGCCTTTGGTGATGACGGCACCGAGCTGGCGCGGCGTCTCGGCAATCGTCGCGTTTCGCACGATGGCGAGTTGCGGTTGGGTCGCGCCGGCCGTGCGCGCGAGATCGAAGCACTTGGCGAGCGGCGGCCCCGTCGCATCGGCGCGCAACAGGACTTCGGCGTTTGCCGAGAGCGCGCCGCATGCGGTCCGCAAGTCCGAACCGGCTCGCCCCTGGACGGGGACGACGCGCAACAAATTACCGAGAGCACGCTGCATGAGCGGCGCGGCTTCCTTGGCGCCTTTGGCGTCCATCAGGGAACCCCGCCGCCCGCCGTCAGCGCCATGACCCGGAGCGTGGCATCGACGCTGTTCATGACCTCGATCACGCGTTGTTTCATGGCGTCGGCTTGCGCCTGCAACGCCGTGTCCACCGCGGGTCCGACCTGCAACGGCACGCCGTACTCGACAAAAGTCATGTCGAAGGTGCAGTAGCCGCCCAATTTCTGTTCTTCGCTCCATCGATATTGCGGACAGGCGACGGTGATCGGCGCAATCGTCGGCAACTGCAGAACGCCCGGTCCCTCCGCGTCGAGCGCATCGATCAGAATATTGCGCGCGATGCGATAGTCGCGTTGGTAGAGCGGTTCGGTGGTGTTCAGTGGATAGGCGATGATGTAGGCGCGAACGGTGAATTGCTTGGGGCGACGGCCCATGTCCTCTGGGTACGGGATGTCGTTCTTGGGGAATTCGTGCAGCACGATCCGACGCCCGCTCTCTTTGCTGCCCATCTCGACATGGAAGAGAGCGCCGCGGAACGACGCCGGCATCAAGGCGTCGCGCCACGCCGTGTTGGGGATGTCGGTGATCTTCATTCCTCGCCCCTAAGCGATGAGCGCGCCGGCTCCATCTGCGTCTGGCGGGTGACATGAACCTCTTTGAACAGCCCGGCGCCTTCCGCGCCGACCCGCGTTCCTTTCGGGGCGTTGACATTGACATCGAGCTTGCCGGTGCCGGTGACGCGATGCTCTGCCATCTGCCGATCAACTTCGGCGCGCCGAATGATGAGGCTGCTGCGCGGACGCCATTGGGTGCTCACGCCGCCTTTCCCCGAGACGGTGCCGCCTTGATTGCCACCGAGCACTTCGTCGTATTCGACGCCGTTGCGCATTTCGGTTCTGCCGGTCAGAAACGCGACGTGCGTTCCTTCGATGCCGGTGCGGGGCGAGACCCCTCGCACCACGCCGACATCTCCCGGCGCGACCGACTCTTTGCCGCCGACGCCCGTGCCCCATTTCGTGAAGGAACCTGCCGCCAGCGAGTCGGTGCCTTTGATGCCGGCCTCCGCGAGGTTCCTGTTGACGAAGGCGGCGCACCACGCCGTCGTGCGCGGATTGACCTTGATGCCTTTCTCGGCGAACCAGGATCGCAGCTTCGACTCGTCGCGAATCTCGTCCTCGCCAAGGTGCTGGCGCGCGACCGCGAGCGCCTGCGACGGTCCCATCTCGCCGCTGCCAGGCTCGGGCGAGCCCGCGGCGCCAGTCCCGGGGCCGACTTGATGCCGCCCGCCGCCAGGCTCGGGTGCACTAGCTTCACGCGTCGCGGGTTGTTTTTGGAAGGCAGGGTTATTGACCCACGTTGCTTCTTCGGCACGTCGTCGAACCAATGTCGGAAGTTCTTTGCCGCCGGCCGTTCTGAAATGCTCGGGCAGCCATTTTTTGATCGCGTCGGTATCGCCGCTCGCGATCGCTGGACGGATGCCCTTCAACGCACCTGCACCAGAGTTGAAAACAAGATCGGTTAATGCGGCCCTGGTTCCTGGATCAAGATTTGGATTGATCTTGTCGACGGAAGCGCCGGCCGAAGCAAGCTCGGTTTGCAGCCGCTTCTCTGCTTCCGCGCGCGTAATCGGCTCGCCCGCGTAACCCGCCTTTGTTCCGTAGCCGCTCGTAAATTGCTTGTAGTCCCACTTTGCCCTCGGATCGAAGCCTTCAAATTTTTTGACCTTGCTGGTGAACCAATCAGGAGCAGCGCCGTCGCCGCCGCGCGCCGCTGCGGCCGGCGCCTCGGGCGTGCCAGGTCTATCCGGTGCTTCCGGTGCGGTCGGTGTGGCTGCGCCCGGAAGCGCCGGTGTGCCCAGCCCCGGCAATGGTCCCATCGGCGTGAACATGGGGCCGATCCCGGGCAAGCCGCGGACCCCTGGCATCGCGATGCCGCCGGGCATGCCGCCGCCTGGACCGCCGGCCGGCGCCTCGGGCGTGCCTATGCCGGTATTCACGAAACCATAACCACCGCCGGGAGGATTGACGCCCGGCAAGCCGCCAAGGCCCTCCATCCTCACGGGCGCACCCGCGGCCGGCCGACCGGCCGGTGCCGTCAGACCCAACAACATCTCGTTCAAGCGGCGCAGTTGCTCGGTGTTCTCCTTGAGCGCCTTGATTTGATCGTCGGGTTCGCCGCCACCGCGCGTCTGTTGGCCATGGCTGCGCTTCCACCATTCTTCGTCCTTGGCGATCTGCTCGGGCGTGCGCCGGTCTTCAATGTTCGTCGACATCGGCATCCGCGAATATTTGTCGTCGCCGCCATCGCCCAAAAGATGCAGCGCCGGCACATACGGTTCCTTACCGCGCGTCGGAACCGCGGGCGCGATGATGGGCTTGCGGAAGATTGAATCCTTTAGCTCTTGGAGCGCCTTGTCGTCATCGCCCAACACCGACTTGGGTGGTAGCGCCGCGGGCGAGACGGTGGGAGACAATGTCCCCCGCAACAAGCCCCTTAATTCTTCCCAGGTCAGCGAGCCCTTGCCCTTGTCCTCGCCCTCTTTGCTTTCGGGCTCGGGCTTGCGTGGGAAGAGCAACGGTCCAACATTGGGGAAGAGAATCCCCGCGATAGTTGGAATGAGATTTGGATTCCTGGTCAGGACTCCTTCGAGCGTCTCGGCGCCCTTTGCCAATACGCCGACAGCAAACGCGAGGCCCTTGATGAGGGGCAGCAGCGGCGTCGCCGCGTCGAGAATCGCCGCGAAAGAGTTTTTGAGACGCTCCATGTTGTTCGCGAGCTTCGCGACGGCTGTTGACCACTCGTCCATCGCCTTCTTGCGCGCCTCGTATGCTTCGATCTCTTCCTTGCTGGGCGCGTGCAGCTCGCCCCTCAAGTCCAGAAGCCGTTCGTTGGCCAGCGCGCCGGCCGCTGTTCTGCGCGCCATGGCGGCGCGCTCTCTGGCCACTCCCTCCGACAGCGGCTGCACATTGGGGTCGGTCGGGTGACGGAGTTCCTCGTATTTATTTTTATAGACCTGCTCCGTCAGCTGCTTCGCAAGATTGCCGAAAGTTTCGATATCGGGCGCCGCCCGGAGCCGCGTGACCATTTCCTCCATTTCTGCTCTGTGCGCCAGCCCAGCGCCTTGCAGCAGTTTGATCCTTACTTGGCTGTTCGGGCGCGAGATGTCTTGTTGCGCTTTGGCGAGGTCTTCGATCAATCTGTCGGCTTCGCCTTCGTCGATTTGCGATTCGCGCATCGTCCGGCGCATGGCCTCGATCTGCGCGCCATGCACGCCGGTCGCTTCGGACAGTCGGCCGATGCTCTTCATCCGGTCGGCGAGCGCGTTGATGCTTCTGAGGCTTTTATCCGCGGCAAAGCCGATCGCGAGAATCCCGGCCCCGGCGAGACCGACGTTGCGCACGAACGGCCCCAGAGCTTCGCCGGCCTTCGCAAACCCGCCGCCAAGCGTGCCGAATATTTCGGCCAGCTCCTTGGAGCTTTTGATCATCCTTTCAAAGCCAGCGACGACCGCGCCGCCCTGGCCAAGCATCGATTTGATCGAGTCTTCCAGCCTCTTGGTATGGGTGGTGGCGTTGTTGCCGCTTTGGCCGAGCTGATGGACTTTCTGATTTACGGCATCGAGCCCTGCCGTCTGGTCGTCGAGCCTGACGCGGAGGACCAGTTCTTCGAATTCAGTCGCCATCGTCGAGCCCGCTGAGCGCCTGCATCTCGGCGGCGATCTGATGCGTGCGGATTACATGCATGCGCACGGTTGAGATCGGCATGGCGAGAAAATGCTCGGGTGACTGGTGATACCAGCGCGCGAGCCAATAGCAGTCGAGGACGGCATCGTCGGTGTTCTCTCCTACCAAGCCGCCGGGTCCGGCAGAAAAAAACCGCGTAGCCGATACGCGCACGACTGCCAGTCGCGCGGGTCCATTCGATCGAGGAAGGGCGATAACACGCCGGAAAGAACGGCCATCATCATCGACATCTTGCGCTCGTCGATGATCGCCTCGCCGTTGCTGTCGATCCGCACCGGGCAGCCATAGCGGTTGATGTCGCCGCCGCTCGGCTCGCGAAAGGTCAGCTCGCGGATTTCTTGATCGTTTTCGCCGCGGATGGCGCGGTAGATCAGCTTGACCTTGATCGGCCATTCCGGCGCCTTCGCCTCGGCCGCGAGCGACGGCTGTTGTTGATCCGCGGCCTCGTCGGAGACGAAGCCTTCGCGGACCGGCCTGACCGGCTTGTTCATATCAGCCGGTCCCCGTGATGTTCATCTCGTCGCAACGGATGCCTTCCCAACGCACGCGCACCTGACCGTCGCGCGTGTTGGCTTCAAAGCCGCCTTTGCACGAAGCGCCGCTGAGCGTGTATTGCTTGCCGTTCGCCAGTTGGGCGACGACCACGGAATCGAACTGGTTTTCCAAAGCCTCAAGGCTCAGTTCCGGCACGGTCGAGATATCGCCCTCGATGTAGGGCACGCGCGGCAATTCCTGATAGCCGTGCACGCGGTCCTGGCCTGCGATCATCGTGCGCTCGACCGGGCTGGGCGATACGGTGAAGTTGCCGCGCAACGCCATTTGGTTGCCGTCGACCTTCAGAAAGGCAATGCCTGCGAATCTTTGCGCCATGGTGGCTGCTCCTTTGAATCAAAAAGCCGCCTCGCGGCGGCCGGGGTGGACGGGGATTTGGTTGGTTGTTTTACGCGGCCGGGAACGTGCCGGTGACGCCGACGTTCGGGCCGACGATCAGGGTGTCGAGCCCGCGGTCATACTGTAATCGGAACTGCGCGAGCACCGCGAAGATTCTCAATTGGTTGATGAGATCAGGCGGATAGAGCACGTTAAGGCGGTTGGGGTCATTAGAATCGCGCTCGACCAGGAGGTTGTTCTTGAAGGCCTGGGCGTTCTCGACGAGACCGTTGAACTCGTCGACGTTGTATTGCGCGATCAGCTCGGCCTTGATGGTGCCGGGTGTGACGATCGCCTGTCCGGGGCCGAACCGCGTGCCGTCGTCGGCGAGCTTGCAGCGCGGATATTTCGAAGTGATGACCTGCCGCTGATTGCGCAGCACCTTGGCAAGCGTCGCCAGTGTGGTCACAAGCTCATAAGCGTCATCGCTCTGACCGTAGAGATTGAGCTGATACGTCGTCGTTTCACGCGCGATCATCGGCTGGTTGTCGCTGCCGGCTTTCTGGATCGCGAGACCATTCGACGCGAGACTGTTCATCTCGACGAAGTCGAAGCGGCTCTGCAGCGGCGCGAGCTTGATCTTGTTGAGCGAGAGCGTTTGCAGAGGTCGGGCTGGGTCGTTGGTCAGGGCTCTTTGTGCCATTCCGGTGTAGGAGGCCGCCCATTCGAAGCTCGGCGAGGGGCTTGCGGGCTCGACCGCCATGATCGACATGACGCCCGAATTCTGCGTCGCGCCGAAGGTGACGAGGTTGGGATAGGTGGCGCGCTTGGCCGAGAACACATGCCCGAAAAGTTGGCGTTGCCATCCCCAGCGCCCGGTGTCGGTGAATCCGTATTCTTCTTCCCAGGCGAACAGCGAGCTGGAATCCGTATACGGCATGGCGACATATTCGAACGGCTGCTCGCCCATGTTCGAGATGGCGGTGGTGAAATCGGGCGTGCCGACGCCGCCGCTGAGCATCCCGGTCAGCGGGAGCGTCAGCACCAAGCCGGGCGGCGTGATCTCGCCGCCGATGGTGCCGTAATAGTTGACGCTCACCGTGATCTCGTTGCCGCTGACGCCACCCCACAGGCACGTCAACGTCACCGAGCTGGTCGCGACCGTCGCGGTGACAGGCAGGTCGAACACCGCGTTGATCGCATCGGCAATTGCCGTCGCCACTTCGGCGGCCGTGTCGGTCGCGCCGACGTTCACCGGGATGTGGTCGCCCGCAATATAGAGATGGATCGTGCCGGCATCGGTCGGGGGCGTCGTGACCGCGATCGTGCCGGTCGCTGGCGTGGGGGTGGTTGGCTCCGACACACCGAGCCCCCAGACTTCGTTGGCGAAGTTGGCGGCGAAATAGGCACGGAACATGCGCGAAAGTTCCGAGCCTTGCCCATAGGCGGCGTCGGCCTGCGCTTGCGAGCCGATAGCGATGGGCACGTCGGGCGTGGCGCTGCCGGTCGCCAGCATGGTGCCGACGAGCAGCGCGCGCAGCCCGAGTTGTGGAAGCCCCGCTTTCGAGGGGTCCACTTCGACCCAATAGAGCGGAACTTTGATGTTGGCGGGAATCTGCGAGAACGAGATCGGCATGGCTCGACTCCTTTATGTGGTTTTGATCCGCGGGCGGGGCGGTCAGCTGCTCGCTTCGTCGCTGCTCGCTTCGGTGCGGTTCGTGCGGTTCGCTTCGGTGCGATGCGGGCGCGGTTGTTGCTGCGGGTTGGCGGCGCGCCCGTGCGTCGTCGCGTGCTCGCCTTGCGGCGCGCTCGCGATCTTCACCGAGCCGTCGGCGATGCGCCGATGGGTGAAGCGATCCTTGGGCCATTCGGCCGACCCGCTCTCCGGGAATCCGCCGGCCTTGGGATGCTTGAGGAACTTGCGGTAGTCATCGTGCGTCGGCTCGACGCGCACCCGCTCAGCCTTCGGCATCCGGCTCTTGAGTTCCTCCTGTCGCGCCGCGATTCGCTTCTGGCGCTCCTGGAGTCCGCTGCTTAGTTCCGTCATCGTTCGCTCCTTTTGCAGGTGTGAACTCGTATTCGATAATGATGCGCTGCACTTCGCTCACGTCCGGCACCGTGCCGTCGTCGGCCAGCGGGACGATCTCGACGTGGATTTGATCCAGATCATCGGTGATGACCGGGAACCACGCGGTGCGGTAGCGAACCGTGGCGATGTATTCCAACTCGCCGATGGGCTGCTGATTGGCGCCGATCGAACCCCACACATGCGAACGGCTACCGCGCGGCACACCTTCGATGCGCGTGTTGTCCGGCATGGTCGACTCGATCATGTTGGTCAGATCGTTGTTGGCCCACAGGCCGTTCATGATCGTCCAGTAGGCCTCGTCGAGCTTCAGCTCGGCCGCGACCGGATCGTTGTTCTCGATGATGACCTGGAAGCCGAGGCGCAGATCGTGGATGAAGCGGATATCGCCGGCATTCCAATCGCCGTCGCCCGGCATCTCTTCGCCGATGATGTAGACGCCGAGATAGGGCAGGATCGGTTCCTGGATCGGCAGCTGCTTGCTGCGCCGCGCTTTGAAGCTGGCGAAGAATGGCAGCGGGACGAGCGCCGCGAACATCGCGTCGCGGATGACCTGCGAATAGCTCTGGGTTGCGGTGATGCCGCGAGGCGCCACCGAGCGCAGCCGCGGCGGGAAGGTCATGGCTTGGGTGTCGCCGAATAGGCGCGCAGCACCAGATTGGTTTCGCCGCCGCCGTTGCGGGACACGCTGATGACCTCGAAATCGCCTTCCGCGATCATCCCGCCCAGACCGTCCTGCGGAATGTTGAGGCGATCCTGTTGCTGCGGCAGCGGCAGGCCGGCGGCGGCGAAGTCCGCTTCCAGAATGTCGATCGAAGTCTCCTGATTGACGTAGAGCGAACCGTCCTCAAGCACGACATCGAGACGACCGTCGTGGAAGATGCCGCGGCCCGCGTAGCTCGCGGTGCTCGGCGACGAAACGACGGGATAGAAGGTGATCGGTCGCGCCCACTGGATGAAGTTCGGCGCATAGATCATGGTCGAGAAGTTCACGCCCACGGCTTAGACCTCATAGTGGATATAGTGCGAGAGCATTTGCGTGATCGCCGAATTCTCTGCCCCCGAGCCGCCCATCGCAGCAGAGAGAATCTTTGAAGGATCGTGAAATTGTACGCGCGCTTCCTTGTGCGAGAGCGTCCTGATGCCGGCGATGGTCCCGAGCGAGGCCAGAATTTTTGATTGTAGGTTGAGCATGGCGACCACGCGCTTGAGCGGCAGCGGCGCCTCGTCGGGAAGATCGTAGCCGCCCGTGTAGGTGATCGCGACCGGCTCGATCCAGGCACCCGCCAAGCCGTTGGGGAGGAATTCGACCTTGCCGGATTCCTCTTCCAGCTCGTAGGTGCTCGGGTCGATCACTGTACCGATCGGCGACTCGACGCTCGCGATATCGCCGTCCTTGATCGGCCAATGCGACGGGAACAGACGACAGCCGCCGTTTAGATCGCGCCATTCCTCGCGGACTTCCTCGCGCGCGAAGATGCGGTTGCACATCCGCATGACCGTCGCACTGTTGATGTCGATGAAAAGCTGAAGCTGCTCGTCTTCGCTCGTATCCAGCTTCGACATGCCCATCAACAACTTGGCCTCGTCGAGCGTCACCAGATCGAAGCTGGTCGCTGGCGTCAGCACTTTGATGATGCGGTCGGCCATGTCATCCGGTCTCGTCCTGGAACTGTTCGAACAGCGTGCGCAATTCGAGCGCCGGGCCTTGGCTGCCGTCCGACATCGCCGGCATGGCGGAATACTTCTCGCGGTCGATGGTCCAGCCGGCGAGCTTCGTGGCCGGCGGCGCAACGCCACGCTCGCCGCGCTCGCCGCGCTCGCCTTTCATGCCGGCAATGCCGCGCTGGCCTTGCCGCGTCAGCAATTGCCAGCCGTCGCCAGGGCAGGGGCCGGGGTCGTCCCGGCGCGCGATGAACGAACCGCCATTGAGCGCAACGATGTCGAGCGCCCGATAGGATTCGTCCGCGCTGAAGGTGCTGCGCGGCGTCGGCGTGCGGCCATCGTGTCCCGGAGCTGCGAGGCAAATCCAATCATCGCCGCCGGGCGCGCGCGCGGTGTCGCACAATGCCTGATAGGTGCCGCCGCCATGAGTGACGACATCGCCCGCGTAGTGCACGCCATCATGCCAAGCGTGTGCGCGCGCGAGCTTGCCCTCGATGCCTTGCTGGCCGCGCTCGCCCTGCGCTCCCGGTGCTCCGGGCTCGCCCTTCTCGCCGCGCTCGCCCTTCTCGCCCTGGAAACCGTCGCGGCCGGTGCGTCCCATCTCGCCACGCGCGCCCGCGGGTCCGGCCTCGCCGCGCTCGCCCTTCTCGCCGCGCTCGCCACGCTCTCCGCGCTCACCCGTGAAACCCTCGCGGCCGGCGGCGCCGATCTCGCCGCGCTCACCCTGCGGGCCTTGCGGTCCCGGCTCACCTTTGTCGCCTTGCATGCCGACCCCCAGCTCCCCGCGCGGGCCGATCTCGCCGCGCTCGCCTTTCTCGCCGCGGTCACCTTTCTCGCCGCGTTCACCCGGGAAACCATCACGGCCGGCGCGGCCCATCTCGCCACGCAGGCCCTGCGCCCCTTGCGGTCCCGTCGCTCCAATCAGTCCAGGCTCGCCGCGCTCGCCGGGCAAGCCACGCTCGCCAGGCGGTCCAATCGATCCAGGTTCACCGGATTCGCCGCGCGGCCCAGCCTCACCAATGCCGATCGCGCCGGGCTCGCCGGCCGGTCCTGCCGGCCCGATCTCGCCGCGCTCGCCGGCCGCACCGCGTTGCCCAGCCTCACCGGCCGCGCCGGGCGGTCCAGGTTCACCGCGCTCACCCTGTTCGCCGCGCTCGCCTTGCGGGCCGGCGCGCCCGATCTCGCCGCGCTCGCCAGCGAGGCCGGCAGGTCCGATCTCGCCGCGCTCGCCAGCGGGACCGGCAGGCCCGATCTCACCACGCTCGCCAGCGGGACCGGCAGGCCCGATCTCGCCACGCGCGCCCTGCGGGCCGGCGCGCCCGATCTCGCCGATCTCGCCGCGCTCGCCCTTCTCGCCGCGCGCGCCCGCGGGTCCGATCTCTCCGCGCTCGCCTTGCAGGCCATCAGCGCCCGGCTTGCCGTCGACGCCGTCGCGCAAGGTCGCTAGACGCGCGTCAACGGTCGCCTTCAGCTCGGCTTCCAAGGTCACGATCCGGGCGCGCAGTTCTGCGATCACGGCGCGCGCCTGCGCTTCGATCAGCTCGCGCTCGCGCGTCCATTGCCGCCGTTGTTGGTCGAGGACTTCACCGAGAGCTTCGCGCCACGCATCAATTAAAATGCCGCCGTGCTCGGGAGGCGGCATTGAAGATTCGGCGGACTTCCCGTTTGACATCATCGGAGTAATCCTTCGGCGCCTCTTGCGGCGGCGGCTTATCTTGCGGCTTGTTGTCTTGCGGC